CGCGCACCCAATGCAGTATTGGATGCGTAACCAAACCGGGCGTGGTCGCGGGTGGGAACCTCGCAAGATTTCCTCAATCAACCAATAGGCCCATCTGGTCCGTTTTCCTTAGGTACTCCAACCACGACTCCTCGGTTTGGTCTAGCGCCCACTGTGCGGCCGGCGTGAGATCAAAGCCCGTCTTCCCGTCATCGAAGAATAAAGCCATTCCGAGCCTCTTATCCTTAGCACCTTTCTCAAGCCTGGTGTGGAGAGACAGTAGGGCGGCGCGCGTGGGGAACCCGCGTTCCAGCACACCAAGGGCAATGGCCATTGACTCTTCGCTGGTATCGCCAACAAACTTCTGACAGAGGTTGTCGAGCACATCACGCACTTGCCGTGATTTGATCGACACCGTGCCCTGCGGCGCCTGGACCATGGAATCCAAGTGCTTGAGGAAGTTGTAGACAATCGGGTCTGCCCCCATATGGTCAATCGCAGTAGCGCGCAACCAGAGCTTGTACGTCATGGGCTCCAACTCAGGGGTACCAGCCACCTTGGTCAACATCGAAGTGTGAGTGCGCATGAGCAACTTGCCAGCGGGAGTTGTCACGCAACCCCGAGAACAGAAGCGCGCACGGCCCGCTTTCCTCGTGACCTCCGTCTCGTCCACCTTTAACTTCATGCCGAACCGTTTGAGGTGCTCCGCGTGTAAGTTGGCATCGTACTCGAGCCCAACAGCTATAAACAGCTCCTCGCCCACTATCTGGTTATCACCGTAGCTGAGCAAGTTGCCGTCAACATGTGCCTGCACGCGTGCCCGGGCAACACGGGGTGTCAGCCCCTTCTCAGTCATCAGCCGCCGTATGACGAGTGATATCACGAGAAGGTTGTTGCCCACGGTGTTCAGCAAGGACGTGTAGTACGAACCACTGGGCATACAACCGTACATGTGGACAAAGTAACCAGACGGGTGCTCGACGAGTTTCTCCATGAGGTGACGCCGGGCAACAGACACCATAGACGCACGGGCCGCTTTGTTGTACTCATTGAGCCCGGAGCAGTCCACAGCAGACTCGAGCAGGTCAAACGCTCGTCCAAGCAGGTACTCACTCATGTTGGCATCCCATTTCTCAATATCCGACATGATGACGTTGTGCTCTGCGGTGGTCGACGCCCCGAATGCCCTGTCCAGCACTCTGAGCAGCTTCCACGAGCGCCCGCGGTTTGGTCCGTAGCCCGGGCCGTGCAGGGTGTCGTGTTCGGACAAGAATTCCGAGATGTGGCCATGGAGGAACTTGGCCAGCGCCCAGTCGACGGGCGACACGTTGAAGATACACCGGGGCACGGGCTCGACACGCCTGCCGTCCTTGTACTTGGCGGCCCTGCGCTCGTTTTTCCCGAACATCCCGGACGGTTGCTGGGTCGTGTTCACGAAGTCAGGGACCCTACCAGCACGCACAACCTGCCGCGCCGCTTCCCCGTACCTCAACAACGAGTCACAGAGAGTCAGAACCAGGCGCTCGTCATTGCGCGACGTCGCGCCCAGCGCACGGTACTCGCCCTGCGAGCCCGCGGTGATCTCCGTGCCGAACACCTCAGGCACAGCGTCCGACAGCGGCCTTGCCTTGACCGCGAGGCCCTTGGAGACCCAGTGCTTGGCCATCACCGCCATCGCTTCGGAGACAGCGACGTGCGTGTCCTGGTCAACGTCAGTGGACCTCTCGTGGACGTACTCGAGGAAGCGCGGATGCAGCAGGTCGGGATCGTGGTGTGTATAGTCACCAAGGTCAATGGCGTCCTCACAGCGCTGGCGGTAGCCTGCATCACCAACGAGGTCGTACACACGGCGCATCTGGGACTGCGCCACGGGTCTGTACGGTCTTTCGCTGCCAACGTTCTCTGGCCCAAAACCGAGAGGAACAGTAAGTTGGTAATTGGACAGCTCGACGTTGGGCCGTCTCAACTTGGCAGTGCGCTCGACTACGGCGTCCAGCCTGTGCGAGTCACGCACGTACCCTGGCGAGCCGCGGACGGGCCCATCACTGTTACGCAGCGAGTTCAGCACGTCCCCGTCGCACGTGCCCTTGGCAAAGAAGACCCTAGCGCGCTGATGAGACGAGGTCACGGTGGGGGGGGCATTGTCCGCGACGCGCGTCAGCTCGACGCGCGCGTCGGGAGCACCGCCGAGGCCGACGACGTCAATGATGTGCCTCCGAACGGTGAGGCCCGAGCGTAGATTGCGGGTGGCATAGCCGATCAACATCTCCGACACCTTGGACGGGTGCGCGGCACCAACAGCACCGAGTGCGTCGCTAGTGACAACTGTTGCGAGAGCTGGGATGCTCGTCCTATAGGAAGTTCCCAAACTCGACATCTTGCGAGATATTTCTAATGTTTTCC